CTGGTGGCATATACAGCGACTACAAAGCAGCCGAAGCCGCAAGCGGCAAGCCCGCGGCTAATGTGATCTGGATCGGGTGATTCTGCGATGACTCAGCGATACGTCCTCATAGATACTGACGACCTCACAGGGCTCAAGCTCGGGCCGGTCTATACTGAGACTGCTCCTACCGCATCCTCCTATCTCGATGCCGCCTCAGCCGATACCCTGGCAGCATCCCGGCCTACAAACACCGCCTGGGCTGCAGCCTCATCTGTGGAGAAGCTTGCCGCCCTGGAAGAGGCCACCCGGCGGATTGACAGCATGGTCCTGAGAGGGAATAAGTACGACTCGGGCCAGGCTCTGGAATTCCCCCGGATCATCGATGGCGTCACCGTGGGCAATGCGGATCAGGATGCAGAGGTTCCCACCCCAGTATTGTGGGCCTGCCTGGAGGAGGCCATAGCCATCCTGGCTGCAGGGTCCGGCAGCCTCAAGGATCTCCAGGAGCAGGGCGTCTCATCGATGTCCATTGGCGGCAAGCTGTCATACACCTTCATCGCTGGAGCGGGCAACTCCGGCCTTCTGAGCGCCACTGCAAAGCGATACATGAGGCGCTACATTGGCGCTGAGGTAAGATGAGTATCCTCCCGCCCGGCCTCGGAGAGACCATTGTGCTCCGGCATAAGACCGGACAAAACGAGTACAATGATCCTGAGTATACCGATAGTAATATAGTAGTGGTATGGTTCGACTCCAAGAAAGTCATCCGGCAGCAGGACCGAGAAGATAAGATCTGCAATGCCTATCTCCTGACGGAGGATACCATCATTGCAGAGGGCGATGCAGTTACCAGGGGCGGCGTGACCTGGCCGGTCGGCCCGGTCGAGACCACACAAGGCTATGGAGCGTATCTAAAGGTCGTGGGGATAGACTGAGATGCCTAAAGTGGAATGGAAGGGGGACGCCCTGGCCAAGCTGGCCGAGGAGGCCTGTATAGAGGTTGCCCGGATGACGGCCGAGACGGTCAAAGGTGCGGCGGTTGATCTCTGTCCGATCGAGACCAGCCAGACACGGCAATCAGGCACGGTCACAGAGATCCCCAAGGGCGCGGAGATATCCTTCAACACGCCGCAAGCCGCCTGGCTCCATGAGTCGCAGGGCTACACCCCCAGCCATGCAGGCACCGGGCCCAACTACCTGAGGGGCCCGCTGCTGGAGAACGAAAGCAAATATCATGAGGATATAGCGGCGGCTCTAAAAGCTATCTGGGGTTAGGCTTATGGATATAGATTTTTGGGATAGCCTACTCCAGGCGCTCAGTTTTCCAGAGCTTGATTGGCTGGAGATCAGAATCAAGCGCCGCAAAGCCTCGATGAGGCCCGAAATAATAGTCAGAAAAACAATAATCACCAAAAAATAGGAAAGTGATAACATGGGAAAACTTGGATCTGAATCTATCGGAGCCGGACGGCTGGAGAACGTAACGATTAGGGCCATTGGCAGAGCACTGGATGGAGCCCTGGCAGATGCCAGCACCCAGGTGGATAGGACAAAAGCAGTGCTGGCAAACTCCGTCAGCGCCGCAAAGTCCACCGGCTGGGCAGATGATAACTATGAGCAGACCATCAAGAACCTGGATGCCATCCAGCAGACTTTCGATACTGCCATAGATAACGCTAAAAAGGTGGCAGAGGACGCCAAGAATATGGAGGTCAGGAAGTCCGAGATGGATGGCGTGGCCTTCGGTGGTCCTGGAGCCGATTAGGGGGGCTATTTTCGCCCTCCTATTATAGCATGAAATTTTGTGTATTGTTGATTATAGCTCTTTTGATTTTGCCTGCCTCCGGGGCTATTACTATGGCTTATGATGCAGTTTGTAATGGGCCCGGCTGCATGGCCGATATAGAGAGCGAAGCGGTGGACCGTGGACAAACCCGGATACTCAGCTCCGGACCGATAGCGGCTAGCCAGGCCATAAGCTGGAGCTCAGATGAATACAACAGCACCACCCTGATAGATGCCGATAAAGGCGGCTTTAGGGTCAAAATGCCAAATATCAGGCTCCGGGCAGATATGGCTGATCTGAAGGTATCCAGTAATCTGCTTTACAGTACCGCATTTTTCCCAGGCGCTCCGGAGGTCTATGAGGACGAGGAGGGCAATTCTTGGATATCTGTCCAAAACCGGACACTCCACAAAGAGCAGGCCCGGTTTGCGATCTCTGGAAATGGAAGCCTCCATGAAGAGATAATCATTGCTGCTGCAGGAAAGAGCAGGAAGGCCCTTGACTATAACATGACCGGAAACCAGAGCTTTAACCAGCTGTTGAGCTTTACCGGTCAGGAGCTAAAGACATCATTTTCCATGATGCCCGAGGATGGGACCGTGAGCCAGGCAGATGCTGAGGAGATTGTGAGGCGTGGGCTCAGTGAGGCGATGAAATGAGCAAAAAAACACCTTTCAAATTGGTGGATGGCTCTTTTATAGAGACTGAAACCGGCGAGGCTGGTTATGATGAGATGCAGCCAGGCGGCATATGTCACTATTCCGGGCCAGGCTCAGATCTGCCCCTGGGAGGTTACTCCTATATTCCAGGTTGGGGGCCAGAGCGGGCAGCAAAGCGCTGGCTGGTAGCTGACCCAGAGACAGAGGCAGGCACCAGGCAGAAAAAGACCAGCGAGCTGGGGCCAGATGACATTATCATAGGGGTGGAGCTACACCCTGGCGTCATTTCTGCTATGGTGGCCACCTATGGGCCGGGATTCTATCAGATCCGAGAGGCCAACGGCGGGCCATTGCTCACCGCCGCACAGTGGAAAGAGCAGTTTGGCACTGATGGCATGGCACTGGTAGCAATACGGAATATGCGAAAATTGTTAAAAGAGGGACTGAAATGAAGAAATTGATAGTTGTTTTGGGATTGCTGGCAATCGTTGGCATTGGCATGGCAGAGGACTTTCTCCAGGGGGAGGCCAAAGGGGCGGACTCTCCGGGGGCCATGATGGTGGGCGGAAATCAATCGCCTGAGGTAGAGGGTCTATTCGTAGGTGAGCCGGTCCAGCTTTCTGGCGTGGGCGCTGATATATTCGATACGGCTTTCTTTCAGATGGATGGGTGGGCCTTTGACACTTCCAGTTATTCCATTACTCCGTCCCAGTCTGCTTTTCTGAAGGATAACGTAAAGGATGGCAAGCCTATGGGAAAGACAAAGAAAGCGGCCTATGTAGGTGCTCCCAGCACCGGAGATGATCCGAGGGTGGTGTAATGGTCGAAATCTGGAAGTCCAAAACCCTCTGGGTTAATGTGCTTGCAGCCATCGGTTTATTCCTATCGTCTCAGTTCGGGGTCACTCTGAGCGCTGAGATGACCGGCATATTCCTGGCTGGTATAAATGCGATTTTGCGGGCAATCACCAAAGAGCCACTAGAGTGGTGAATAGGTGGAGCATGGCAGAGGAATGCGATCCTGCCGTGCTCCATGCTCGGGTATGTGTCCTGGAAGCGGATAATACCCGGCATGAAGCTGATATCAGCCAGCTCTATAACAAAGTATCGGCCCTGGAGATCTGCTCTAGTAGCCTGCCGAAAATCGAGAAGAATTTAGAAGAGATCGCCAAAAAGGTGGACGCCCTGACGGCAGCCAGCCAAAGCAATGCCGGGGAAAAGGTGGCTTTTCTGACTCTCCGAGAGTGGGCTATAGTGGCACTGGCGGCGCTGGCTTTCCTAATGGACCATCTGGTGATAAAATGATAATCCGGCTCTACAAAACCCCAACCTGCCCCAGATGCCACCGGCTGGCTGGGTTTATGCAGCTCTATGAAATCGAGTTCACAGAGGAGCCGCTGGATGCTGGGGCAATGACAGAGTATCTCTGTGCCACAGGAAAGCCTGCCATGATGGCCCCTATTCTCCAGGTAGATGAAAGCTGGTATGGCCCTGAGCAGCTATTCGAAGGGCAGCAGCTGGCGGTCCATATCCTCCAGGATATTCTGAGCATAGGGAGATAATAATGTCTCTGTTGGAAGATATAGCCACCCAGCTTAACACCGCTGGAGTAGGTGTTTATCCTGGCACATCATCCACTCGGACCATATTCCTGGCAGAGATGCCTGCCACCCCGGACGCCTGCATAGTCCTATATGCCAGGCCCGGGCGGGGCAAAGATACCCTTACGGATATGCAATGGCCAGATCTTCATGTGGAGGTCCGGGCAGCCACATATACGGCAGCCCAGACTAAAGCGGAGGCAGTAGATACGGCGCTCCATGCCCAGCATGATGTCACCTGGAATGGCCACAAATACATCTTGGTGGCTGCTCGGGGCATCCCGGCGAAGCTGGAGAAAGACGCCAATGGTAGAACGATATTTTACCAGAACTTTGAAGTTATGAAAGGGGCGTGAATTATGTTAGCTGAATCGAATTTCAAGGGGCCGATTGATGTAGAGATCATCAACAGAAAGAATGGATCTAAACGAATATTACTAAATAATTTTGATGTGTCTATGATTACCACCAAGCACGAAATTCGATCTGTGCCCGGCTCATTGGATGAGCTTATCATAGTAATTCCCATCGGGCATCTTGTTATCAGAGATGAGTAGTTTTTAATCAATTCTAATTTTTTCTAATAATAGTTTTTCTACATTATTATAAACCGCTATTCAAGGCGGAAAAGCACTATTTAGAGGTCTAGCTATGACATCAGCGATAAGTGGAATGAAAGGCTCTTTCTGGGTATGTGACACAATCAACGGCACATATCTGAAATTAGCAGAGCTATCTGATCTTAAACTCAAGATCAGCGGGACAGACATTGATACCAGCAACGTGGATGATTCTGGATGGGGTTCCAGCATTGCCGGAGCGCGGTCCTGGGAGGTCACTGCAGCCAACAACCTGATTATGGCAGATAGCGCGTATGCTCTCATAATTGCTGCAGTTATCGCCAATTCTGATATATTCTGCAAGATCCTGCAGGACGGCACTCCCACATCCAGCCCTGTGGGCTGGTCAGGAAAGGGTGGCGTGAGCTCTGGCAATCTGGTGCTGGCTGGAGCAAAGACTCAGCAGAAAGCAGACTGGGTAATCAAGGGCAGGGGAGCCCTGGCAGCCATTACCTGAGGCTGATTTATGTCTTCGGCAGTGAGCGGCCTATCCGCTGCTCTCTATCAAGATGAGGGCGAGGAGTATGTGGTCACTCCTGCCCTGGGCTCTAATCGAGATATCTGTTTCGTATCCAAGAACCACGCCACCAATAAGGTGGAGATCGTAGTATCTGGCAACAATACACCTCTATCAGTTTCTGCGGCAGCTCCTAAGCTGACCATCAACAGCGCCACAGATGGCTCGGGAAATGCCACCAGCACGGCAGCGGCCATAGTGGCAGCGGTCAATGCTGACGCCGGCGCTTTTGCCTTATTTGAGGCCCGGCTACCTCCAGGATCCACTGGGGCAGGAGTGACCGGAGCACTGGCCGAAACCACCGCCCACGATGGCCTGGCTTTCACCG